CAGAGCTGTTATTATTAAGCGCAAAGTCAACGGGCCGAACGGTATGGTTCGTGAGTGCCCTCGTTTAGTTGACAAGTACAAGAATCCTCTGGATGCCCGTGTAGGTAATGGCTCAGTTGTTCGAGTACAATATAAAGAATGGGAGAGCGTTTGGAAAGGCACAACTTTTAAGGGTTTAGACTTTCAAGCTATGCAAGTACTTGATCTAGTAGAAGTAGGCTCACCCGATGGCTCTGAGTTTGATGCCTTTGAAGATGACGAAATGGAGAATGAATTATGAGTGTTATTACATTTGATGAAGTAAATTATGAAACCGAATTGTTTTCAGTAGAAGGCCAAGCAATTGTAAAAGCTTTGCTGGATGCTGATGCAAGACTTCGAGAAGCTACAATGACTGCAAGCCTGATGCAAGCAGCAAGCATGACGCTCATTGAAGATCTTAAAGCTAACCACCTAACCGAAGAAAGTATTGCTCCGGAAGATGGAACCGATATAACCACTGAGGAATAACCCTGATGGCATTTGTTAAACATAAATTACCATGTAACAAATGCGGCGGAAGTGACCCAGTTTCTTTAGATGATAAAGGAGCTGGGTTTTGCTTTAGCTGCAACACATATTTTAAAAACTATAGCACATCGGAAGTGCCCCAAAATAACGATACTATAACGGACTTCAAAACGTATCAGAGGAATAGCAGCATGGAGACACAAGGTTTTGAATCCTTTAATCCATTAACAGATCGAAAGATTAGTTTAGAAACAGCAAAGAAGTATGGCGTTAAATCAACGCTGGTTAACGGTAAGATTGATAAGCACTACTATCCCTACTACAATGGCCACGAGTTTGCTGGCACTAAGATACGCAAAGCTAATAAAGACTTTGCATGGACAGGAAGCCCTAAAGAAGTAGGATTGTTTGGCGAGAACCTGTTCAAGGCTGGAGGCAAGTTCGTGACGCTGACAGAAGGTGAGTGTGATGCGATGGCTGCATACGAACTCATGGGCAGTAAGTGGCCAGCCGTATCTATAAAGTCAGGAGCACAGGGTGGCATTAAAGATGTTAAAGAAAACTTAGAATACCTTGAGTCCTTTGATTCTGTTGTCATCAACTTTGACAATGACAAGCCCGGCAAAGATGCAGCTCAAGCAATTGCAAAATTATTAACACCCGGCAAAGCTAAGATAATGACATTGCCTGTGGACTACAAAGATGCCAACGATATGTTGCGCCAAGGTAGACACGCCGCATATGTCAGTGCTTTCTGGGACGCTAAAATTTACACACCCTCTGGCGTATTAAATCTCTCTGACCAGCTTGGTGCCTACCAGAAGCTACGCACAGAAAAGAAAACAGCTATCCCTTACCCTTGGCAGGGCTTAAACAAAAAGCTAGAAGGCATGAGAGCTGGTGAGTTAGTTACTCTTACTGGCGGCACAGGTCTAGGCAAGTCATCTGTTACTCGTGAGATAGAACACTGGTTGATCGAGAACACAGAAGATAATGTAGGTGTTGTAGCTCTTGAAGAGAACTGGTCACGGACTGCTGAAGGTATCATGGCAGTGGAAGCTAACGCTAAGCTTCACCTCGACAGTGTTAAGGCTACATTCACAGACGACCAGCTAGACCAATGCTTCAAGAAAGTATTCATGGGTAAGAACGAGGGGCGTGTATGGATTCATGCTCACCACGGTGTCAACAATCTCGATGACATCTTTAGCAAGCTACGTTACATGATCATCGGCTTAGATTGTAAATGGATTGTAGTCGACCACCTTCACATGCTTGTGCTGTCTACTCTTGAGAACGATGAGCGTAAAGCTATTGACGGTATCATGCACCGCCTTAGAACTATGGTAGAAGAGACAGGGTGCGGCATGATTCTAGTGTCCCACCTCCGTAGAGTTGAAGGCAACCGTGGACACGAGAACGGTATCGAGACAGGCCTATCACACCTTAGAGGATCGCAGTCTATTGCTCAGCTATCTGACTGTGTCATAGCATTGGAACGCAACCAACAATCGGAGGATGATATTGAAGCATCTACCACCAAGGTCAGAGTATTAAAGTCTAGATACACTGGAGATGTTGGAGTAGCATGTAGTCTGTTGTATGATGGCACTACAGGGCGTTTAAAAGAAATAAGTGACTATCATGATGACCAGTTTGATGGAGATATAATATGAGCAACTTAAACTTAGTATTCGATATAGAAGCAGATGGCTTAGACCCCACCAAGATNCACTGCATTGTCGCTCAAGATGTAGACACTATGGATGTGTTTACGTTTGACAACACTCAACTTCAAGAGGGCTACGACATGCTCTCTTCTGCAAACAAACTAATTGGACACAACTTAATTGGCTATGACATCCCCGCCATCAAAAAGATTTCAGGTGTTGATCTGTTTGACAAAAAGATTGTAGATACATTAGTACTATCTCGTTTGTTCAAGCCAACCCGCGAAGGCAACCACGGTCTTGAGGGCTGGGGCTACAGGTTGGGATTCAAGAAAGGCGACTTCGGACAACAAGAAGATGCGTGGGATGTCTACAGTCCTGAGATGTTGGAGTACTGTAAGAACGATGTGCTGCTAAATACTAAAGTCTATGAAGCTTTGAAGCGTGAGAGTCGTGGATTCACACCTCAGTCAGTGCAGATAGAACACGCAGTAGCTAAGATCATTGATGAGCAACGTAAAACTGGGTTCCTTCTGGACGTTGAAAAGGTCATGGGGTTGATGGCTATGTTTGAAACTAAGCTACATGACATTACAGAAAAGGTTCACGAAGAGTTCCGTCCGTCTTTGACAACGCAGATACTCTCACCTAAGTTCACAGCTACTGGCGCAATAGCTAAGACAGCTATAGACCAACACGGCAAGGGTACAAGACTAACCAGTGAAGAGCATGAGCGTTTTACTTTGGACATGGACACTAAACCTATTGCACGACACACTTATACAGAGTTTAACTTAGGTTCTAGAAAACAAATCGGCGAATACCTGATTCGTTTTGGTTGGAAACCTCAGAAGCATACACCTACAGGTCAGCCGATTGTAGATGAGTCTACGCTAAACAAAGTTAAGAACATTCCACAGGCCGCAATGATTGCCAAGTACCTGATGTTACAGAAGCGTTTAGCTCAGACTAAGAGCTGGATCAAAGAGCTTAACGAAGAGACAGGCAGAGTACACGGGTACGTTAATCCTAATGGTGCTGTGACTTCTCGCATGACTCACTCACATCCGAACATGGCACAGATCCCAAGCAGTAACTCTCCATACGGTACTGAGTGTAGGGCTTGTTGGACTGTACCCAAAGGCTACAAGCTTGTTGGAATTGATGCTTCAGGCTTAGAACTTAGAATGCTTGCACACTATTTAAACGACGAGGTATACACAAATGAAATCCTTAACGGAGACATACACGCCAGAAATCAAAGCCTTGCAGGGCTTGAATCTAGAAATACGGCAAAGACTTTCATCTATGCACTCTTGTACGGAGCTGGAGATGCAAAGCTTGGGTCTGTGGCTGGAAGAGGCAGAGCTGCTGGTAAAGGACTTAGACAACGTTTCTTTGATAATCTCCCATCATTCAAGGCTCTTACGGAACGAGTACATAGAGAAGCTAAAAGCGGATTCGTTACAGCGTTAGATGGCCGCAAGCTAACCGTGCGGTCTGAGCATTCAGCTTTAAATACTTTGTTGCAGGGAGCAGGAGCTATCGTAATGAAGAAGGCTTTAATAATACTGGAAGGCTTTATCAAGGAGCGTAAGTTAGACGCACGGTTTGTTGCTAATGTACACGATGAGTGGCAAATAGAATGTCTTGCTGCTCATGCAGATGCAGTAGGTAAGGCAGGCGTTGAAGCTATTATTGCAGCTGGCTTAGAACTTAATCTTAATTGTCCACTAGACGGAGACTATAATGTTGGAAACAACTGGAGTGAAACACACTAAATTACAGGAAACTAACATGAACATTAATCCTAAAACTAATAAGCCTTACTACTACAAAGACACCCCCGCAGCAGTTAAAGCTAGAGACGCTCTAAGGATGTATGTAAACGGAAAAGAAATTCCAAAGAAGCACCCGCTACATTCTCCGGGAAGGTTTAAAACTTTTGAAGGCGCAGCTTTCTCAGCATTGAATCAGTATTCAAATATTGTTGAAGGCTATGTGTATGTAATTTCTAACGCAGCTTGGGAAGGTTGGTTCAAAGTTGGAATGGCTATTGATGCGTATGATAGATGCGCACAGTATCAAACCTCTTCACCTTTTAGAGACTATGTTGTAGAATACTCTAAGTACTTTAAAGATAGAAAGAAAGCAGAACAGACAGCACATAGTCTATTGAAAGATTCAGAACATCGGGGCGAGTGGTTCAGAGCAGAACTAAGCGTCATAAAGAATACAATTAAAACAATAGAAGGCGTATAGCGATGAGATTACATCTACTAGTACCTGAGATTTACGACGAGCTTGAGAAGCTATCAGACGATAATAAACCTTTACCGCTCACCGAAGAGAACATTGACCGGACTATATCAGGAATGAAAGAAGCCTTGATGTCTTGGGCAACACCACGGAAACGGGACTCTGATTTCACTGTTCGGATGTCTAACGTAGGTAAGCCTCCGCGTCAGTTGTGGTACGAGAAGCGTGACCCTAAAGGCCGTGGCGGTGTTGATGGCCCGACACAGATTAAGTTCTTGTACGGCCACTTGCTTGAAGAGATTGTATTGATGCTAGTACGGATGGTGGACTACGAAGTAACAGACGAGCAGAAAGAAGTTACAGTTAACGGCATCGTGGGTCACATGGACTGCAAGATAAATGGTGAGGTGGTTGATGTTAAGACCGCGTCTCGTTTTGCATTCAACAAGTTTAAAGAAGGACGCTTAGCACAAGACGATCCCTTTGGTTACATGAGTCAGCTTGCTGGCTATGAAGAAGCAGAAGGTACAGATGGTGGCGGGTTCTTGGTGTTAAACAAAGAGAGCGGTGAGCTTTGTATGTTTATACCCGATGATCTAGATAAGCCGAACATTAAATCTTCTATTGATAAACTACTTCCTGCATTAGAGCTTGATGTTCCTCCTGCTATTTGTTATGATCCAATACCAGATGGCAAAAAGGGGAACATGAAATTAGCTAAAGGCTGTGGCTGGTGTAAGTATAAGTACGAATGCTTTAAAGACTCTAATGATGGACAAGGCTTACGCACATTCAAATACTCAAATGGCTACACACACTTAACCAAAGTGGTAGCAGAACCTAAAGTGGAAGAATTTTTATGAACCGTAAAAAATCAAAGCGTATTAAACTCCAGTCCTCCAAGATAATTGTTACTTGGTTGCGCTCAATATTGTCAGAAGAAGAGGCAGACAAAGTAAATTTAAAAACCTTTAGAGAGCTTCTTCCTGAACAGACACACTTTTATGGAGGGGGTAAGTTTTTGTTAAACGCCTACACTGAAAGGTGGACACAGAAGAAAATTAAACAAGCACTAAAGATTTTCCCTGCTGTTAAACTTGAAGATCTTAACATCAATCATTTGCTTAGAAAAGTGGAAGGTTAAACATGTCTATAGAACAGATGCTTGTTATGATGGGGGAATTCTTATACGCCAAGAAAGGCTCGATAGCTGATATAGATTCAGACTTCTTAACAGCTCTTGGAGTTCTTATAGCTGCTGAACTAGAAAGAAGGGAGGCTCAAATACATTGAAAAAAGTAAAGCGAGGCTACCGCAAATCAAGAGTTAAACGCCCACTAGAGAAAGACATAGTTAAAGGTTATGATTCTAACTGGGAATACGAGTTACACTCAGGCATTTTAGATTCATGGAGCTTTCACGTTGATAAAATTCCTTACACAGTTGACCACAAGTACGAGCCAGACTTTGTAAGAGAGATTGACGGGAAGAAGATACTGCTCGAAGCCAAGGGAAGGTTCTGGGACTTTGCGGAATACAGCAAGTACGTTTGGATAAGCAAGGTTTTGCCGGATGATGTTGAGCTAGTGTTCTTGTTTGCTAACCCCAGCGCTCCGATGCCTCAAGCTACTAGACGCAAAGACGGAACGAAAAGATCTCACGGAGAGTGGGCAAGCTCCAAAGGATTTAGATGGTATAGCGAGGACAGTATACCGGACAGTTGGATTAACGCAGACAAGCGAGAAACTTTCGATGACTGAGATAGAGTATGGAAAAGATGAAAGAAGAGACAGGTACTTACGCAAAAAGAAAAAGAAACTTAAACGGCTGGATACAGTNCTATCAAAACANGCTAAAGCAGAGCCTTTTAAACGCACTCGAAAACTTCAAAACAGAGGATTGGACAATGAGTATTAATAACGCAACACCAAAAGATTGGGATAGACTACGAAAGCAAGCACCAGCTCTTGAGCCTACAACAGTAGATGATTTAATGAGAGTATATGTTGAGATGTCGCAGGCAGAACTAGAGTCATACATGTTAGATGAAGAAGAAGAAGACGTAGTCAACAGCCCTAGTCACTACAACACAGGGAACATTGAGTGTATCGACGCTATCGAAGATTCTATGTCACCTGCTGCGTTTAAAGGCTACCTCAAGGGCAACTGCATGAAGTACCTCTGGCGCTACGACTACAAAGGTAAGCCAGTAGAAGACCTAAAGAAGGCAAGCTGGTACTTAAGTCGTCTAATCGAGATGGTGGAACAGCAGGA